TTAGGGTAAAATGGCTAGGTAGGATACTTGATAGGGGTGGGGTGGTATGAAACATTTGGAATATGGTGAGGGTATAATAATATGTAAGTGTTTACCTTATGGATTTTGCTTCTCCCAAAAAAATCCAAGAGCGTCACCAGTGAAAAACCACCACAATATCCTACTACAACAATAACGTAGTATTATTAAGCCTAATATTAATTGGAACTAATTATGTACAAAAGTATAACCTCAAGTATATGTTTATGTATCTGGTTGCAACGTCTGGACAAATGGTTCTATAAGGGTATAGAAATAGTAAAAAACCTAACAAAAGTACGTAACTTCAATATTTTCCCTTACCGACCTTACAACGGTTTTTGGAGGAGGTGCTGAGACATAGGTGCAAGTATACACCCGTCTTATATCGTGAAAACGTGTTGCGCTAAGTCAGGGTACGCCCCATCACTTAGGTCGAATCAGGACAAATGGCTTTTGAATATCTATAATAAATATGGTGCGTATAAGTGAAAATGTAATATTGTCCAAGTTAGGGTACGTATGTATGGGTTATGAAAAGTAGCGGTGTAAGTTACAGAAATTCCATATAAGTTCTTACAGGTATTTTTATAGTGCTTACACTATAAATTGGACAAATCAGGACAAATGGAAACCACACCTAAGTTATAGGTCTATACGAGGATAGTTAAGATTCTCTTCCTGGATTACTTTTAGTGTTGGTTAATAAATACTAACGAGAAACATATATAAGAGAAAAATAGCCCCATTTGTCCAGATTTCTGTAAGTGATCCTACGTTAGGGTAGTTTACGTTCTATTGTAATGTAGTGGTAAATTGTAAATTGAGGTACGTATGGTAAGTTACGACAAGTTCCTCATTATATTGAAGTTACATTGTGTTTTGCCCTTAAGTCGGGGTACGTCATGCAACTTAGCGTTGGTATAACATTTTACACGGGCGATGTATTTAAGTATGGGGCAAAAAATAAGCAAAATAGTTGTTGACAAGCATACAATTTATAGTTTATCCTGTATTGCACCTAAGTTAAATTACTGAAGTGTGTCGTAGGGTAAACTACTGAGATGGGATGAGGAGGATGATATGTTGCTGAAACGTGGTGTGGGTAGACCTACTTCGGGCAAGGTCTATGTGAGCTACAACAGGCGTATGGAGTTGTGGATGGACGCGGATATACGGGAGGTGGTGAGGTTAATGCCTGAGAAGTATAGGAGCGTTACTGCGTTCGTGGACGCTGCTATTGTGGCGCAGTTGGTGGATGATAAGGTGGAATTGTTCAAACAAGGTAAACGGGACAGTCCCGATTAGGGTGGTAGGATGCATGGGATGGTGTAAATTTTGAGTTTCAGGGTGGGGGATGGGTAAAATCCCTCTGTAGATTTCAAATGGGCGTAAATGGGGACTTGGGCAATCCCAATCCCAGTACAAAAACACAAACCTAAACAAGAAGGAGATCACCGTGGGGAATGTCAGTATTAAACCGAGTAGTTTTGTTGAGGGCGGGGCATTACTGGATGATGTGAATTTGGTTATCCAGAGGGCGAGGTTCATTCTTGGGGATTATGATGGGAAGATGATGGAGAAAGTCCCCATGCTGGACCTGTTGGTGGCGACAGAGGATGGGGAAGAGCACCATCAGTTCTATTCCGTGGGGGGTAGCAGCGACTTTGCCCCTGATGATACGGGAAAAGGGTTGAACAAGATCGGGTCGAAGTCCAGCCTGACCAAATCCAGTAACTTTGCATTATTCATGGCGGCATTGGTGGAAGCCGGGTTTGACGAGGGCAAGGTGGATGACAACGATATTAGCTTCCTGGAAGGGGTAAGGGCACACTTCCTGCGCAAAGCGGTTAAGCGGGAAGGGTTGGAGAACAAAAAGGGAAAGGACAACACGGTTCTGGTAATTGATAAGCTGCTGGAAGCGAAGAAGTCAGCAGGAAAAGGCAAAGCAGCAACGGGATCAGCGAAGTCCGCAGCCAAAGCGGATGATGGGGAGTTACGTGAGGATGTGGCTGCGTTGCTGTTGGAAGTGTTGTCAGAGCAGGATAACAGTGCCATTGCCAAGAAGAATATTCTGGGCAAGATACTTCCCCGGATCAAAGACAACCCGGCCAAGAAGGACATTATCGCCCTCGCTACGAATGACGAGTTCATTGGTAGTAGGGAGGAGTGGACATATGCCGAGGGGATATTGACCTTAGCATAACCTCATGCAGATGTAGCCACGTTTCTACAGTTACGTGGTGAATGGGAGGGGAAGTTTCCCCCAATGTAGCTTCCCCTCCCGAAATATAAACCATACACAGAAGGAGAACCCCCAACATGCCAGTAAAGTTTCCCCATATAAGATTGTGTCCCAAAACGGTAGAAGAGTTGCATGACCCGGAGTTTATGCGGGACTTGGCAATAAAGAAGATGTCAGGCATCAGGTCGAATGGTGATGAGGCAGCGACTTCACAGGACAGGAAGGATTTGCTGATTGCATTGAGCAGAATACAGGATATTACAAGGTGGGTGGAGGTCATAGGTGAGTTCTGCGTGATAGCCCCGTTGTATGAGCAGAAGGTGGGGGAGGATGGGAATAGTGAACCCAGCGACAACACAACCAAGACACGGGCAGAGAAGAGCAGGGAGAATCTGGCAAAGGCACGGGCAGTGAAAGCGCAGATGGTGGCAGATGGGATTATGGCATCACAGAGCAAGAAGGCTGGGGTGGACTATGGGGACGGGGATAAGCAAGATGCAGATTAAAACCCTTGACCAGCCGTTTCCATATACCCCGCCCATTGAGCGATCCACTGGGAAGCACTTGAGTGATATTATCACGGACATTGCTGAGGAGTTGTTTGGACTTAAAGGGGCAGGGAAGGATATACCATCGGAAGAAACCAAATTGCAGTGGGAGAAGGGGTTTGTGTGGGAAGAGGCGTTGAGTCATGGGTTTGGGGACAGGCTTGCCAATAGGCCTGGGGAGATAGAGTGTGATGGGATTGCGTGTAGTCCTGATGGGGTTGGGGTGGACGATGATGGGGAATTGGTTGTGGAAGAGTACAAATGCACTGCCATGTCCAGCAGCAAGACACCTGATGGGATATGGAGATGGAGAACACAGGCAGCAGCATACTGTTACGTTATGGGGTGTACACGGGCAGTGTTTCGTGTGTTTTACTTGAATGGGGATTACAAGGGGTCTGGACCGCAGTACAGGGTGTTCCAGTTGGATTGGTCCCAGACTGAGATAGATGAGAATTGGAATATGCTTATACAACACGCAAGGAAGAAAGGGTGGGTGCTATGAAGGTACTGCCGGGATTTACTCAGGCAAAACGTGGTATGAGGCATAGGCTGGTGATCTGCACTGAGGCGTTGGAGAAGAAAGGGAAAACACACTTTGGGCTGACAATGCCGGGACCTATCTGCGTGTTTGATATGGACAGGGGGCTGGAAGGGGTCATTGACAAGTTTGTGGATGAGAAGGCCATCCAAGTGGTAGATTACCGTGGTATGGTAACTTTGGCAAAGGGACAGAAGGCTACTAAGGATTTGTTTCAACCGAGATGGGAAAAGTTCAATGAGGATTATTTGAGGGCGTTGGAAGCACCTCTGGATGTGGTCAGGTCAGTCCTGTTGGACACGGGGACGGAGTTGTGGGAGTATGCGAGACTGGGGGTACTGGGGAAATTGACACAGGTTCCCCCGTTGTTCTACCCGGAAGTAAACCAAGCATTTAGGAAGATTATAGACCTTGCACTGGACCATGACAAGAACCTGATTATCACCCACAAGATGAAGAAGGAGTATAAGAAGGGGAGTGGGGAGGATGCGAAGGACAGTTGGACGGGGAGGTACGAGAGGTCTGGGTTTAGCGAGATAGGGAACTTGGCACAGGTGATACTCCGTCATGGGAGGCGTAAGGAGGATGGAGTTCCGGGGGATTTCTTTGTGGAGGTGTTGGAGTGCAGGCAGAATCCGGACATTGTGGGGGAGGAATATGATGGGGTAATGTGCTCGTTTCCGTTCATGGCAACACAGATATTCCCGGATACGGAGATGGAGGAGTGGGAATGATAAGGGTACAGGACAAGAATATTGCATGGTTCTTACCTAGACCTAAACCTGACCACTATAAAGGGGGAATGCCTCTTCACGCTGAGAAGTGGTTGCTTAAACTAGCAGGGGAGATCATAAGTGATTCCTCTCCACTGGTGCTTAATTTGTTCTGCGGGATGAATACTGAGGGGATAAGAGTTGACCTTAACCCAGATGTTAAACCCCATTTTCTATGTGATGCACATGAATTGAGCAAACATATTGAGTTTGAGTTCGATGTTATACTCGCTGATCCCCCTTACAGTGATGATGAAGCAAAAGAGCTTTATGGGACACCAAAGTTGAATTACAAGAAATGGACAACTGAGGCCACAAAACTTCTACGGCCTGGTGGGTTGCTTATAGTTTATCACAAATATGTGATGCCTAACCCAAATCCTGAAATCTATACAGTTGTTAAACGGGTGTTTATTGGAAGTAGGTCATACCACTTACCACGGGTGGCAATATACTTTCAGCGGAGTTGTAAATAATGAGAGATGGCTGGGATATATTCAACGCCTTGACCTGCGACCACCCAATGTTAGCTGATATTCCAGAGTACATACTTCCACCATATAGTGAAGGAGATATTAGGAAATGGACAAACCCATCACAGGAAGAGCCAGATGATAACACTGGACAATAGAGTGGGATCAAAGGAGCTACTCAGACTATTCCCCCCTGGTAATGCCCAGCTTGGACATCTGGAGTATGGTGATGCCAGCTTCATAGGCAATGGCGATGGTGTACCCTATACCGTGGGTGTGGAGCGTAAGAAGATACCAGACCTGCTGAATTGTATAACCAGTGGTCGTCTCAGTGGGCATCAACTTATAGGGATGCTCAACACTTACAACGTGTCCTACCTTGTGGTAGAGGGAGTGCATAGACCCAACCCAGATACAGGATTGCTGGAAGTGTGGAAGCGTGGGAGATGGAATCCAGTTGACTTGGGCTCACGTAGGTTCATGGCGAGGGATATGTGGGCGTTCCTACAGACGATGGAGATTGTTACGGGTATACACACATGGCATACGTGTACGGAGAGGGAGACTGCCCAGTGGATAGGGGCATTGCATTACTGGTGGACGAACAAGGAATATGGGGATCACAGGGGACATTTACAAGCCCATACTATGAACCAGGTGGAGTTGTCCAAGCACTCGACAGTGAGAAGGGTATCGGCCACATTAAAGGGTGTGGGATGGGAGAGGGCGAAGGAGATTGACACGGTGTTTGGCAGCGTGGAGCAGATGGTGGGGGCAACGGTGGAAGAGTGGAAAGCAATAGACGGGATTGGGGATAAACTGAGCAGGAGTATTTGGAGTGAATTAAGGGGTGTATAAAATGATGGATATAAGGTGTACTCAAAAAAACACAACAGAGGAAAAATGTTATTTAGTTGTGGATAGCATTGTATTTGTTGTAGTGGAATTTTTATTTAGCATGGGAGCAATCATTGGTTCTCTCGGTGTAGTATTATGGGTGAATATGCCTATAATAAAAACCTACCCCATGTATGGTTTTGTTGTGTTAGTTGAAGGGTATATTGTTAGTATTTATACTATGTTTTTATGCTTTTGGGTTGTTGATAAAGTGCGGGTGTATATAAACAAAAGGAAAGAAAATAAAAGTAGTGAGGGGAGGTAGGGTAATGCCGAAGATAGGTGTTGTGGTGGAGAAGGATGGGAAACTCAAAACGGAGTATGCAAATATACCAGATTCCCACTACAGGCTGGTGCAGAGGTATGGCATGACGTTCCGGGGCGAGGTATACGGCGGGGACATTGGCGCGATATTTGGGAAGTGTGCGGGGGAGAAGGACAAGGATGAGGTAATTGAGGACTTTGTGAATCAAGTAAGGCCGAAAGAAGGTACGGCACCCATAGACGCCCTGTGTAATGCGATAAGGGTGTTGGCGTGTAGGAAGTCGGGGAAGGATATTGACACAATTATGAAGGAGATACCGACAATATGATAACTTTCAAGTACAGCAGTCCTACAAAGGAAAGCGTGGAGGAGACGTTCAAGACATTCGCTACATTTGCGGAGAAATATTTTATATATGCAGGAGTTCTTGGGATGTTACTGCCCCGCGGTAGAAAAGGAAGTATTGTGATAACAGATATGGACGAACCTTATGTAGTAAGCATAGAGAGGACACGATAATGCCTAAGCGTTGGTGTCAGTGGGCGGAACTGTGTGGACTATGTAATAACCCCGTGTGGGGGTATGGTCCGAGGGATGCCGTGATTATGCTTGTGGGAGAATGTCCGAGCAGGCAAGAGGATAAGAGGGGGATACCGTTTGTGGGTAAGTCAGGGCAGGAGTTGGACCAGTATTGCAAGAAGTTTGCCCACGTGGACAGAGTGGGGTGTTACGTGACGAATATTGTATGTTGTCGCACTGATGATAAGGATAGGGACCCGGAGCCACAGGAGATCGACATCTGCACCAGCCAGTACCTTGTGCCCAGTATCCAGACTATACGGCCTAAGTTTATAGTGGCGGTGGGAGCGGTGTCCGCCCGGTGGTTTCTGGGACAGGATGTGGAGATGCAGAAGGTACATGGGTTTGCATATTCGTGGCAGGATCATGGGGTGAGGGCGACAGTGATCCCTGTGTATCATCCCAGCTTCGGGCTACACGATACCCGGAAGATGAGGTTTATACAAGGGGATTTCGAGGCAGTAGGGAGAATTGTCAGGGGGCAACAAGGGTTGAAACAGTTGGATAGAGTAAAGGGGAACTACGGAATATGGGTTTGATAGCAGTGGATTGTGAATGGGAGAAACATAAAACATGGAGTGTCCAGTGGTCAGAACGTAAAGGTGAAGGGTGGGTGTGGTTGGCACAAGAGGACAGCCCATTCTCTAAAAAGGATGTTCTGGAACACCCAGACACCCTCACCATATTCCACAACGCACTGGCAGACCTTCCGGTGCTGCATCGGTTGGGCATTCATCCCAGCCATTACACTGACACCATGATCATGGCATACCTTGTGGGCACAGATGGTATAGGGCTGAAAACCCTTGCCTATAGGTTCTGTGGTATGGAGATGCAGGATTATGAGGACGTGGTTCGCCCCGCTACAGAACGTAAGGCGAAGGAGTATATTGAGAACGTGCTGGCATTGGACTGGCCAAATCCTGACCCCGTGGTGGAGATGAAGGCAGACGGGACACAGCATGTGAAGTTTGGGCAGAATATCAAGCGTAGGTTGGGGTCATACCTGAAGAAGTTGGACAAGGGGGAAGCGAAGTTGACACCGTACGAGTATTGGTCCCACAAAGATCGGGAAGCGGATAGGGACATGGTGGAGCCTGTATTGGGGGAACTGGAACCAGGATACCTCAGTGAGATACCCTTGCCCGATGCCATAGCCTATGCAGGAAGCGATCCTGATGCCACGCTGAGGATTTACCCATACCTGAGGGAGATGGTGGAGGAATTGGGGCTGGAAGATGCTTTGCAGCGGGATTTGGGTTGCGTGGAGATGGTGGTGGATATGATGGATAATGGGATGCTACTGGACTTGGAGCACTTTAAGGTGTTGGAGAAGGATTTCCTTATCAAGCGGGAAGGGTTTCTGGATCAGATTGAGAAGTTGGCGGGACGTTACGTGAACCCGAATAGTCACTTACAGGTTAGGCAAGCGTTGGGGGCACAGGGGATTGAAGTGGAAGATACCAGTTCCGATACACTGGACAAGTTGAGGAATATCCCGTTGGTGAAGGCGATACAGGATTATAGGGGGATAGACAAATTACTGGGGACGTATGTCACCAAGATGCCGAGGATGGTATATTGAAAGGGGGATATTGAAATGGGTTATCACGATGGTTATCCTATACGATTAGCAGGAAAAGAGTTTTACGTGGAGGACATTAAGACACAAGAACAGATAAATGAAGTGCGCACGTGTCTATTGATAGCTGTATCTAGGGGAGAAAAGTATATTTCAGACGGGGAAGTGCTATTAAAAATACTTGATACTATACGACCGGAAAGGTAATAAGATTGAACCGACTCCACACAGACCTCTCTATGACGCGTACCGAGACAGGCAGATTGGCCAGTTCAAATCCCAATCTCCAGAACATCCCAACACGTTCTAAAGATGGTCAACGGATACGCCAGGGGTTTATTGCATCCCCAGGAACCAGTCTGCTCAGCATCGACTATTCCGGTATTGAGATGCGGGTAGCAGCACACCTCAGTCAAGACCCCTACATGATGCAGATATTCTGGGAGGATCAGGACATTCACACCATGACTGCCAGGAGGATGTTCCAGAAGCCAGAACCAGAACCTATTGACGACAAGAAGGAGCGTTACCCTGCCAAG